TGCTAATGGGGCAAATGCCGCTTCGCCAGCAGGTGGTGGTGCTGGTGGCGATGGGTCGCCAAACTCTATTACTGGCGTATCAACTTATTACGCTGGCGGTGGAGGTGGCGGGGAAACTCAAAATAACGGCACAGCCGCCGCAGGTGGGCAAGGTGGTGGGGGTGCTGGTGGTTACGGCACGCCCGGAGGTACTGCGGTAGCAGCCGTGTCTGGCACTGCGAATACTGGCGGCGGGGGCGGTGGAGGTGGTCGTTATCAAGGAGGTGGCTTCCCCTTAAGTGCAGCGGGTGCAGGCGGTTCAGGCATCGTGATTATTAAGTGGAGTTGAGATGGATTATCCCGGTGGCTTTATAACCAAGAATCCACCCACTCCAACGGGTGGGTTTACAGGCACGGCATCAGGCGTTTGGAAGTTGTCTACCGTGCTGAACTACGTCAAGGCAGGCCAGTGGCCTGTCGGCGGTGGCGTTACCGAAATCATCACATTCAATGGCTCGGCTACTTGGACCGCTCCCACAGGCGTCACGTCGGTTGATTACTTAGTTGTTGCTGGCGGAGGTGGTGGTGGATTTAGTGCTGCTGGCGGTGGTGGAGCTGGAGGGTTTAGAACAGGCACTGGGCTTTCAGTAACCGCAGGAACAACATACACAATTACTGTCGGTAGTGGTGGTACAGGTTCTTCTTCGTCATCTACTAGAGGTAGTTCAGGATCAGATTCTATTTTTAGCACTATTACATCTACTGGTGGCGGTGGTGGTGGATCAATTGTTTCGGGGGGTCAGGGAACTGGATCTAACGGCGGTTCTGGAGGGGGAGGAGGCCACAATAGTGGTTCGGGCGGAAGTGGCAACACACCATCGGTTTCTCCAAGCCAAGGAAATAACGGAGGCAACGGTAATGGTGCTACCGGCGGAAATCCCGGATTAGGTGGCGGAGGCGGTGGTGCCGGTGCAGCAGGTGGCACTGCTGGAACTCCAAATGGTCCCGCCGGAGCAGGCGGCAACGGTACTTCGTCCTCAATCTCAGGCTCATCTGTAACCTACGCTGGTGGTGGAGGAGGCGCATTCAACGGGCCTAATACTGGACCGGGGGGCGCTGGTGGTTCTGGCGGGGGTGGCAAAGGTGGTGATACACCCTCTCCAAATCAGTCCGGTGTTTCGGGCACTGCAAATACTGGCGGTGGAGGAGGCGGTGGAGCAGATCCGTCACCATCATCTGGCGGCTCCGGCGGCTCAGGCATCGTCATCCTCAAATACACTCGTGGTGCCACAACAAGCCCTGCAATCTTCACAGGATCGTCCACATGGACTGCCCCGGCTGGCGTGACTTCGGTTAACTACCTCGTGGTTGGCGGTGGGGGTGGCGGAGGCGGAGCAAATGCCGGACAAAGGGGTGCCGGAGGTGGAGGTGCTGGTGGTTTTAGAACTGGCACAGGATTAAGTGTTACCGGGGGAACAAGCTATACGATTACCGTAGGTGCAGGTGGCCGAGGAGGAATTGCAGCCACGGGTAGTTCTGGAAGTAATTCTGTTTTTTCTACGATTACATCAGCCGGTGGAGGTGGCGGGGGAGGTTGGACAAGCAGTGCCAATACAGCCGCAGCCGCTGGAGGTAGTGGTGGCGGTGGCCCTGATGGTAATGGTGTGACATCTCCGGGCGGCGCTGGCAATACGCCTTCTGTAAACCCAAGCCAAGGTAGTAAAGGCGGTGATAATTTAGGAAATGGAAGCGGACAAGTCGGGGCCGGAGGGGGCGGGTCTTCTTCGGCTGGGGTTGATGTAGGCGGCACGCAGATTAATACAGGATCAAATGGCGGTTCTGGCACATCATCTTCGTATTCAGGCTCATCAGTAACTTATTCGGCTGGCGGAAAGGGCGGTGATCGCTCTCCCGGTACAAATGGAGCTGCTGGAACATCTAATACGGGGAATGGTGGAGAAGGTGCGGCAGGAGGCCCAGCACCAAATAATACTTCTGGTGGCGCAGGCGGTTCAGGTATCGTAATAATCACATGGAGCTAATTTATGCAAGAAAAGATCTATCGTATGGTTGGTATTGACACGGCAATGGAGTTGCTGCGTCCGGGTGCTAAATGGGAAATCTCAAACACGATGTTTACGAGATGGGAAGATCCACGACCATGCCCAACGATAGAAGAAGTTTTTGCAACGATTGACAAGATCCGTGCATTTGAAGATTCCATTCAGACCGTCTGGTTGCCTGAGCAATACGCTGCCATCAAAGGCCAAAATGACATGATCCAAAAGGCTATCAACGGATGAACATCCACAACCTATTTCCCATCCCAGTGGGGTTCTTTGACCTTGGCAGAGACCTGACCGAGGTCGAGCTTGCTTTCATTGAAGGCCAAGAAACCCGCAGCAATACGGGAAATCGCACCTCAATAAACAACAACATCCTTGAGACTGCTACGCTTGTGAATCTTAAGCAGTTTATGAATGAAAGCCTTCAGGTGTACTTCAAGGCCACCACAAACCCTAAGCACAATGCCGATCTACGCATGACGCAAAGCTGGTTGAACTACACCCAGCAAGGACAGTTTCACCACAAACATGCTCACCCCAATAGCTTTATCAGCGGCGTGTTTTATGCCAAGACCAATCCTGATGATCGTATCTATTTTTATCGCAGTGGTTGGCAGCAGATCAAATTACCAGCCGATGACTTCAATCCGTATAACTCAGAGTCTTGGTGGTTTGAAGCAGTGACAGGGCGCTTGATTTTATTCCCCTCGTCATTGGAACATATGGTGCCGAATGTGCAGGGTAGTGATACCCGCATCAGTCTGTCTTTTAACACCTTTCCGATGGGTACGATTGGTGATGAGATGGAACTAACAGGCTTAAAAGTTGGTGTTTAATTTATAAGGAGTTTTGTCATGGCGCATTTTGCCGAGATCGATCAGTTTGGAAAAGTAAAGCGTGTCATTGTGGTTGATAACAAGGACACAGCAGACGCACTGGGCGTTGAAAAAGAGCACATTGGCGCAGCCTTCTGCGAGAAGCTTTTTGGCGGTGTGTGGAAGCAAACGTCTTATAACGGCAACTTCCGAAAAAACTATGCTGGCATTGGCTACGACTGGGATGAAGCGCGTAACGCTTTTGTACCGCCCAAGCCTTTTAATTCATGGGTGCTTGATGAAAACACCTGCCAGTGGAAAGCACCGATCCCCATGCCTACTGACGGCAAGATGTATAGCTGGAATGAAGGCACTCAAGCTTGGGATGAAGTAGCACCGATGGCCGCATGATGGATGACAAAACCCACGAGCTAGCAGTCCTAAAAGCGCAAGCCAAGATACGGCTTGAAGAGCTAAAGGCCCAAGACTCTGCCAAAGAAGTTGCTGGTAAAGCGATTGGCGAAGATGGACTGCTGTACATCTTTTTGATTGTGCTCGTGGGCGTTGGCGCATCTTTATTTCTAGAAGGCGAAAAGATCGCCGCTGTTATGGGTCTTCTTGGTGCTTCACTTACTGCACTTATTCAAATGCTGAACGGGATTGCTGGCACTGCACCGAAGCAAGAAAAGCCTGAGTTTGAAGTCATTAAGGATCTCATCACCCGTTTGGACAAGCTTGATCGTGCCGAGCCACCCATGCAGGTCGATGTTGAAGGCTCCAAAGTCACAGTCAAGAAGGGTGCCGACATTGTGACGGCTAAGGGGTAATTATGTTTGAGCTTCTCTCTGGCGGTCTTTTGGGGTCTATCTTCGGGGGCTTGTTCAGGCTTGCCCCTGAAGTCCTAAAGTTCTTGGACAAAAAGAACGAACGCGCCCATGAGCTATCCATGTTTCAACTCCAGACCGATCTGGAGAAGATGCGCGGTGAATTCAAGATGGAGGAGAAGTATGTTGACTACTCTATCCAGCAGATGGACACGATTAAAGAGGCGTTTAAAGAACAGGCTCAGACTGCTAAAGAGGCAGGATGGCTTGCAAGTTTCATTACTGCTATTACACGCCCCGGTCTTACTTGGATTGCATTTGGCGTATATGTGGCTGTTAAAGTCGCGGGGTTAACGATTGCGTTTCAGACTAACGCTAACTGGGCTGAAGTCTTGACCAAGAGCTATGACGAGGATGACTTCGCCATGCTGAACATGATGTTAACGTTCTGGTTTGTAGGACGGTCTATAGAGAAATACAACAAATCGTGAATGAGGCTAAGAAGCTTTGCAAGGATGTACTGATCAAGCCTTTCGAGGGCTTGGCAAAGCGTTTGCCTGATGGACGAGTTCAAGCTTACCCAGACCCCGGAACCCGTGGACATCCTTGGACAATCGGTTGGGGAGCAACCGGCCCTGATATTAATCCCGGCACAATCTGGACGATGCAGCAATGTGAAGATGCCTTGGACCATCATGTGGAGTATTTTGTCCGAGGTTTGGTAAAGCTTTCTCCCAAAATACAGACTGCATTACCACGACGCATTGCCGCCGTGACTAGCTGGGTCTACAATTGTGGCCTAGGGAACTATCGGGTTTCCACGTTTAAAAAACGGATTGATGCGGGAGACTGGGATGGTGCAGCAGACCAATGTATGCTCTGGAACAAAGCTGCCGGTAGAGTTCTCCCCGGTCTCACGCGCCGCCGTGCAGCAGAAGCTGCCTTGATGAGGTGATCGATGCCTTTCCTCAAGCTCAATTTTCGACCAGGGATCAACCGAGATCAAACTAGCTATTCCGGTGAGGGTGGTTGGTATGAATGCGACAAGATTCGGTTCTTTTCAGGATACCCCCAAAAACTAGGCGGGTGGCAAAAGACAACGCCCAACACATTTATCGGCACGTGCCGACAGATGTGGAATTGGATCACTTCATACAACGACAACTTGTTAGCTCTTGGCACCAACGTCAAAGCCTATATCGAAGTTGCAGGTACGTTTTACGACATCACACCACTACGCACTACCTTAACGTCACCAGCAACAAACAACTGTGTCGATACAACTAACACGTCCAGAGTTGTTAACATAAATGTCGTAGGGCATGGCTGCGAAACGGGCGACTACGTAACGATCTCAGGAGTAACAGGCTCTGGGTCTCCATCAGCTATTGGTGGGATTCCTATTACAGAGATCAATGCCGAACATGAAGTTACTAGGGTTGACGCAGATAATTTTACGATCACGGTAACGACAGCAGCTACGTCAACCACCTCCAATCAAGGGGGTACAGCCATATCAATCGCCTGCCAGATTCACCCTGGGTATGCAGCCACAACGTTTGGTTATGGCTGGGGTGCTGGTACGTGGAACGGTAATTTTGGGTGGGGTTTAGGGGCGGATCAGCCAATTAGTTTGCAGCAGCGTGATTGGTGGCTAGATAACTTAGATAACGATCTCATTCTGAACATCCGAAACGGTGCTATCTATTATTGGGAACGAGGCTCACTTACCAACCCAACAACGGCACTCAGTACACGCGCTGTCTTACTGTCCTCGCTCACGGGGGCAAGTGATGTGCCTAACGCTGCTATGCAGACCTTGGTCGCACAGGATAACAAACACGTTTTGGCTTTGGGGTGCCAGCCTTACGGCGGCACTGCTACAGATTTTGATCCGCTCCTTATTCGGTGGTCGAGTCAAGATGAGCCGCAAAACTGGACACCTTCTACGGTTACGTCTGCTGGGTTTATACGAGTATCGCGTGGCTCTAAGATTGTCCGTGGGCTAGCAACACGCCAGGAGATCTTGGTGTGGACAAATTCAAGCTTGTACTCTTTGCAATACACCGGTACGACGGATGTTTTTGCGCTACAGGAACTTGCAGACAACATCTCAATCATGGGGCCGCGAGCTGTAGCCACTGCAAACAACGTCACATACTGGATGGGACAGGATAAGTTTTACGTCTATTCAGGTCAGGTGCAGACACTGCCTTGTACGTTGCGACAGTATGTGTTTCAGGACTTTAACTTCAACCAAGCCGACCAAGTGGTGTGCGGTACGAATGAAGGGTTTACTGAGATTTGGTGGTTCTACCCAAGCGAAGATTCAACTTGGAACAATCGTTACGTCATTTTTAATCATTTAGAAAACGCTTGGTACTACGGCAACATCGTACGTACAGCATGGTTAGATACTGCGATTCGGGGTAATCCGCTAGCTTGCCGTACGCTGGAGGGTGAGACTACGGGCAATATCTTTGAGCATGAGCTTGGGATTAACGATGACGACGCGCCTATGGAGTCATACATCCAGTCATCCGACTTTGACTTGGGGGATGGTGAGCAGTTCATGCTTACCCGTCGGTTGCTACCAGACTTTAACTTCACGGAATCGACAAGAGATGACCCATCGGTAACGATGACGATACGTCCAAAGAGGTTCTCAGGAAGTGCATACGCAAACACGGCGTCAGATACTCAAAGCGTTGTCTCCAACATTGCGACAATTAACCAATACACCGAGCAGGTATTCATCCGTGCGCGTGGAAGGCAGATGGCCTTAAAGGTAGCGTCTACAGATCTTGGGGTGCAGTGGCAGCTTGGTTCGCTCCGTCTTGATGTGCGCCCGGATGGTAAGAGATAACGATGGCGATTATTGGGTTTCGTGCTCCTGCCTTACCACTGCCTCCTCCCCAATACGATGTCAGGCAGCAGAATGAACTTATACGGGCGTTGCGGTTGTACTTTAACCGACTGGATTCACTAACTCCTAACGAAGCCGATTCGTATAGAGCAAATCAGTTTATTGGTGGTACGTTCTCTGGCACAGGCATTACCGGTACAGCGATCTCTGGGTTTGGTAGTGGTTTATCCGTACCGTATGGGGCGTTTCAAGATAGTACAGATCAGGTTGCAGTCAGCACAACAGAAGCTTATCCGGTGACCTTTAATACTACTGATTATTCTCTTGGAGTCTTTGTAGAGAACAATTCAAGAATTACACCGTATATAAACGGACTGTACAACCTTCAGTTTAGTATTCAGTTAGTTAACACTGATTCTCAGATACATGACATAGATATTTGGTTTCGGAAAAATGGTACTAATATAGATAATTCTAATTCTAGGTACTCAGTTCCTAATAAACATGGCTCGATTGACGGGCATTTGATTGCAGCATTGAATTTTTTTACAGCTTTAAATGCTAGAGACTACATAGAGATTATGTGGCGCACAGACAATACTGCTGTTAGCATTCAAACTCTACCGTCAACATCTAGTCCTGATAGACCAGCTATACCGTCTGTAATTGCAACGTTGTCTTGGGTGGCTGCTTTGCCAAATTCATTTATTGTGCCCCCAACCAGAAGCGTATCTCTAGCTGGGTATGCACCCACCGTCACTATTGCTTAGTAGATGAATTATGGCTACGTTTTACGGAAATAAAGGGCAGTACACGGACGACATCATAGGGGCTTTGTCTTTCTATGATCTAACGGATTGAGGTAGATAATGGCTACTACATTCACAGCCAAAGATGGCATGGTGTTTAACACAGCGGCTAGCAGAGATGCTTACGAAAATCAACTAGCAATAAACGCTGCAATAAGAAGTACGGCTTCTGGACTAGGAGTTAATTTACCAGCCGCTTGGAACTTCATGACCCCCCAGCAACAGGTAGATTGGTTTATAAACAGTAAAATACCACCTGAAAAACTAAAAGATTTTTTTAGTACGGGTATTGAAGGTATTCCTGGTAGTGGAACTTACACACCAGAAGAAAAACTTCTTGTTGATAGCCTTACCAATTTACCTAGTGGTGGTACAGCTCAAGATATAATTAATGCTACAACTACAGGCGGCACAACTACAGGCGGCACAACTACAGGCGGCACAACTACAGGCGGCACAACTACAGTAACAGATGCCGCAGCTAAAGCTGCTGCCGATGCTAAAGCTGCTGCCGATGCTAAAGCTGCTGCCGATGCTAAAGCTGCTGCCGATGCTAAAGCTGCTGCCGATGCTAAAGCCGCTGCCGCTGCTGCTAACCAATCTAACACAGGGCTAAACGCAATCATGCAGCAACGGTTTGATGCTATGGGACTACCCCAGGGCACAGACTTGTCGCCTCTTAATACTTTAAGCAAATACGACTTCTCTAAAGCTGCGCCTCAGTTGCGTATAGCAGGTACATATACAAACCCACTTTTAATGCCGACCAAAGCAGGTAGTCCGGGGGTTGCGCCAACTTATACACCAGAACGTGCGCCTACAAGAGAAGAAGCGTTTATGCGCTACGCATTTCCTGATGGGGTTGCAGG